GGTACTTGTCATTTTTTATTGCTGACAAAAGAACACTTGGCATAGTCGAGTCTTTGTTAGACTTAACCTCTGCGTCATAGGTAGCTTGATCAAAATTAGCCCTTGGCACTGGGTCTTGATAGGCTTTTTGTAAATCTATGGCTCTATTTTTTGCTGCTTCTGGGCCACTGCCTAATGAAATAGACCCTTGCTCCAATGGCTTTGGAGTCATGTCTGCTGCACTTTTAACTGGAGTACGGCCTCGCTCGTTAAACTGGCTAACCTCTCCAGTGTTTACTGGCTTTACTGCTGGTTTAGATGTATCAACCCCTATACCCATTTCGCTAAGTAGTTTAGGGTCTTGAGGGTTTACTGGCTTTGCTGCTGCTTTAGGTGCTGTTGGCTTTACAGATAGCAACGATGCTCCAGAAGATCCAGCAAATCCAGATTCATTAACCCCATAGCCATCATTTTCTATGCCCATTACTGTCTTTATTTTATTTGTAGCCAAATCATCTTTAGGCTGAGTAATCTTAGCTGTCGCTACTGGCGCAGTCTTTGCCGTAGACTTGATAGGAGTCGCAGGCCGAACAGGTTTACTCACCTCACTGGGCAAGTTAGCCCGTTGGTTACCATTGCCGCCATAGTTTATTTTTGGAGCTTTAACTTTAGCTTTAACTTTAGGTGCTGTTTTTTGGCCTTGCTCGTTAGGGCTTGCATAAACTTTTGCTTTAGGCGTAGCTTTTTTCTTCTTTGCTGGCTTATCATTGCCGCCACCACCGCCACCGCTACTTGAACCACCGCTTGAACTACCCATCACTTAACTCCTTACAAAACGTATTGCCAGACTTAAAGCCAGCAGCATCTAAATATTTAAACCAGCCTTTTCGTGGGCTTCTAAACTCAATCTGATCAAATGATGCCTCTTGAGCAATCATGTTAAGCGTGTCTGTCATTTCGTGAATCAAGCTAGGCCCAGTTAAATAAAGCAAGTCAACGTGTAGCACAGAATTACCTGTGTACCTGTCGTTATGCTCTGTGAGAACCAGCAACCCTCTTAACTCATCAGCTTCATAAACATTGAATACTGTTGCTTCACCCGAATCGATCACCTCGTAGAACTGTAAAGGCGTATATGACTCGCCTATTTTCTTAGCCGTTGACTCAATAGCTTCAGCAAAAAAATCCCAGTTCTCTAAAATCATTTCTGGAGTTTGTTTAATAATATTCATAATTTCACATACTTCTGCTCGGTTATTAGATTGAGCCTATAACACCAGGTGAAGATTGCCTGTTGCGCTCACCCCACGGGATTGAATACCTACGCATCATGTACGCATAGCGTAACGCATCAAGAAGGTCATCCATTGTCTTGCTGATCTTGCCCTTATCATTGCGATGGTATTGGTTGAACTCGTTAAAGAAGTCACGCAGATTGCGATCAACTTTGAATCGGCCTTTGATCATTAGGTCACGGATCTCATACAGGCCAGCCTCAACTCCATTAGTGCCATCAGGCCATGATGCGTGTTTGTGCAACATATCGAACCCAGCATCGATGTAGTAATCCTTCTGCTGGTTAGCTGTGCCATTCTTCTCGGTCTGTAATCCATCTAAAGGCCATGACGTTGGGACACCTAATGCCCAAGGCTTTACTGTCGCCCAAGCCACCTCTGGAGCAATGTGACTCGCTTTCCACGCCTGAGTAACGTAGAACGTGCCGCTTTCCCTATCTTCAATAAGCTGAACGTGGGCTTGAGGATGCTCCCACCCAAAGTCCATTGCGTTAATGACAAACCAATGATCAGGTATTTTGAATGGATCACACTTGATTGAGTCTTCGTCCAGGTCATAGATCCTGCCATGCCCTAGCATCGGTATGCCCTTGGATCTCATGTCTCGTTGATATGCTGGGTATTGGTCTAGCATTAATCGTTTAGCGTCTTCTGATAGGTGTGGTGCGTCATCCCAGCCTGCTTGAATAAACGCCTGTCCCTCACCTGGGTTATCCATGAATGAGATCACTGTCTCAGTGCGCCCGTTCTCTGGTGTAAAGGTTAATATGCCCTTACCACCCTTACCTTTGTCGCCTGTCAGGGTTCTTGTTACCACCTGTGGATAGATAGCTTGATCCTTTGGCTCTTCATCGATGTGATACCAATCGACTGAGTCACCCATGAGTGCGTGTTGGCCCTGTGTGTAGCTCCAGAACTGGCAGATCGATACGCCACCTGATGTGTGTTTTACTCTGACTTCACGCATAGCCCCTGATGTGCCTGTCATCGATACATAATCAACAATCAATTCAGCAGGGATTAGCCCACCCAAGAATGTTCGATCCTCTAGCCTGCCAAACAATGCGGTCTGCAATAGATCGCGTGTCTTTTCTCCAGAGTACCCAAGTAGCCAGCACGTTGGCGCGTGTTCAAACTTATGACCATCCCAATCATCTGGGTAATCACCCATGAGGTGTACAGCATCAATGTAAGTGCCTAAATAGGTCTTGCCTATTCGGTTAGCCGCACAGAGTAATACCGCAGTCTTGGTCTTAGTAAAACGAATGGTATCGGCTTGGAATTTATAAAGGTCAGGAAACATATCTCGGTAGCGATAAACGTGCTGTCGCCTGATACGCTCCCTAGCAATTAGGACTAATTCAGTTTTACTGTACCTTTGCTGGATCAATCGAATAGCCTCTTAGCTCATCGTCTAGCTCTTCTTGAGACATATCGTGCAGCTTCTGCTCAAATGAGACATGAGTATTCATCTCAACCGACTTACGCTTTGGTGCGACATACTGAGCTAACTCTTTAAACATCGTCCCAGCCAGTATTAACTCGCCCTCATCCATTGCTTGACGAGCTATCTTTGCCATGCCCTCAATGGGATCGCAGTTTAACTCTGCCAACTTATCAACGATTGGTTGATTGTTTTTGTTGGGAGTGCCTTTTTGCCGCCCTCCTGTCTTCATTCCTTTAGCCATCTACTCTATCCACCTTAGATTAATGCTCGGTCATTTCTTCATCGTCTATAAAATTAGAGAACGACTCTACCCATGCCATCGCCTCTGCAATCAACAAGTCATCTTCTTCATTCATAGACCTACCCCCATCAATGTTGATGACGGCTTTAGCCAATAGGGTCAGATACAATGCTCCCTGATTAACTACGTCTTGCCCGTACACGTTTTCAATAGTCATAGCTTCCACGCCTTCCTTAACCATATTGATGTTATATCCGTGCCCGTAGGCTCTCTATCTGTACCCTCACGATGTGTCCAGTTACCATCTCGTACTGGTGTGGTTACAGCCTGTTCTGCTGTCCAGCCGTATCTGAGGCGGTCTGATAGGGTTTTCATCTTCATACCATGTGCTGCCGCTAAATCTTTAATTAGGTACTCCTTCCCCTGGTAGACAATGTGCGCTGGTCTGCGATCAACTTCGGTTAGTGGTTTAAAACTAATACCCAATTCCCATGCCTGAGTTTTTAAAGTTGAGTATTTCATCTCCAACCGATCTGCCGTTTCGCGCAGGGTATAACCCCTTAAAGCGAATAGTTGCAAGATTTCTTTTGTCTCGCAGTTATAACGCTCTTTTAGATAGTTATGTTTCCGTCTTTTCGCCTGTTGATCCAAAGCCGCCAATGCCTCTGTTAGTTTCATCAAGCTCGTCTACTTGTACCCAGGCAAACGGCTCAACCTTCTCAATCATTATCTGGGCAATACGCTCTCCAGGTTCAACGTACTGAGTAACCTCACTATGGTTTGCTAGTGATACAAACACTTGACCTCGGTAATCAGAATCAATAATGCCTACCCCGTTACTAGGTGCTAGACCACGCTTATCGGCAATACCTGACCTTGCGTAAATCTTGGCGCAGTAACCATTGGGCACTTCAATTGATATGCCCGTTGGTATAAGTTGATTACTTCCTTGGATAATGTGTTGCTGCCGCCCAATCTCAGCGACCAAGTCCATAGCAGCAGAACCACTCGTTGCATAAGCTGGAAGTGGGAAGCGACCAATGTGCTTAACCTTGACCTTCACTGCGGTACTCTTTGCTGCTGCCATCGTTTAGCTCCAACTCTCAATAGTTATTTTTCCAGTAACACCCTCGGCCCTTAGATCGTAGATGCGTTTAAACTCGCTTCGGTAATGCTTGGCTATGTCTTTTACTTCGCGTTTTGCAGCCCTACCCAGAGATGTGTCGTTAGATTTTTCTCTAAGCAAGTCGATAGCACCCTCACCTAACATTTCTAATTTGTGATCAGAGTGGAGGTTAGGGTTAGCACCCAAGTATTGGTGGCATCCATAGCAAAGAGCCTCGGCATTTTCCACACAGAATCGAATACCCCACTTGCCTCTGCCGTGATAGTGGCTACAGTGCAGACCCATTCTTCGGCTTTCTTCGTAATAGGTGTGGCATCGCTCACAAGTCCACTCTGCGGCTGATCGAATACAGTCGCTAAATGCCTTGTCTGCTGGTGTGCGTTTGATTGCTGCCATTACGCGGCTTCCTTGTATTCTGAATATAATTGCAGGCTTGGCTCACTCCACTTGACCTGTCGCTCACTGCCAAAGGCGTACATATACTCAATACAATCGCTCATCTGCTCGACATTTAAATCTACAGACGAGCCACCGATCATAATGATGCCGCCCTCTGGTGTTGGCACTGGCTTTTGACCTTGAATAATTCCACAAAAGAACTGTCGCCATTCCTTCTCGGTCATTAAGCCCATCCACTTAACTTGAGTCTTAATATCCCTAATCATTGGATGCAATTTGCCGTTTTGTTCTTTTGTGCGTTTAGGGCGTTTAAGAACAACTTCCACTGGGCCAATGAACAGACCCTTGTTAATCATCTGCACAATTTGCGTAATCATTCCTGATACGTTTTTGTTATCTACGCTGAAAATAACTTCGCTCATAGTGCGTTAGCCCATTCACTCATTGGCAACCTAGCCAGTTTCATACTTAGCCTTAAATCCCACGCACAGGGGCGTTCACTCAAAGGCCCGAACTTATACTCTGGGTCACTCAAAGCGAACTTGTAATCAGTCAATGGCAAATGATTCTTTTTGCAATAGCGTATCGCTCTAATATCATTACGAGTAATGCCCATAGTCGCAGCAATAGACCAGGCAGGAATGGCAGCATTGTATTTTTTAATTACTTCAACACACTGATCGTAATCAAGAGTCATGCTGCTGCCTCCATAATGGCTCTGCCAATAATTTCTGGAATTTGTGGCACGACTGAATTACCCAACCTTGCTAATCTGTGGCTGTATGATTTATCCCATACCCCATCAACCACTCGACCCACTGAGGGTTCAGTTTCCCAGATTTGTCCGACACGCTCATACTCAGCGTTACCTGTTTGCCAATCTGTATTCGCCTCTTTATGCTCGGGGTCGATCTGTTCCCCCTGTCCCTGTTGTCGCTGGCGCACGGAGTCGGCCAGTACCTCCCTGGCGCTCCTGTTACTGCTTCTGCCGTAAGAGTTGGCGAGTTCCGTTTGTACTCGCTTGGACACGCTGCCTCTTTCGATAAGTGCTTCGTTGGGGTATGCCACAATCCAGACCCTATCTCGGTGGTGGTGCGCCCCAATGTCTGAAGCCGTGATACAGTGCCATTCTGCATCAAACCCGATCTCGGCCAGGTCATAGAGAAACTTTGCAAACCATCTCCCGGAGTCTCCAGTAAGCAACCCTGTGACGTTCTCAAAAATTGCAAATTGTGGTCTACACTCGCTAATAATTCTAAGCATCTCAATGTATAGACTGGAGCGTTCTCCACTAAAGCCTGCTTTCTCCCCTGCTGTTGATAAGTCTTGACAGGGGAATCCCCCGGTAACAACGTCAACTGTTCCTCTGTAATCATGTCCATTTAAACTCCTTACATCACTATGTATTGGCACATCAGGCCAATGCTTTCGTAATACTTTCTGCGCGTGTTCATCGAACTCACAAAAAGCGATAGTCTCCATACCAGCGCGTTCAAGCCCAAGGCTAAAGCCACCAATACCGCTAAACAAATCTAAGACTTTCATGCGACCCTCAATAGGCCACGTTTAACGCGATGACTTGTGTCATTACCAGCCTCAATAATATTATTTTTATCCAGAAGCTCCCGAACACGACCAGTGACGCGATTAATCTCCCAACCTAAATTTTCAGCAATGTCCTGACGAGTGATAGGCTGGTTCTCACGAATGACTTTAAGAACCTCAATTCTTGCTTGCCCTGTTACTGGAGCTATGGCAGCTATTGCTTCTAAGCTGTTGTCATGGATCATGCGACTCTCCTTTTGTTATATTTTTTTCGTGCTGTCGGGTTTAGCTGTGATTTAAAAATGTGGCACAAGCCACCAGACTCGCCATGAGCAGCTTTTGTAATTGGCCCCTGGTAGTCATTGATCAATTCTTTGTACGGGCTAACTGGTTTTGGTTCTGCAAGATAGTCTTTCAAAGCTCTACTCCCTCTGATATTGCAAAATAACCCTTAGTCAAATTCCAACGTCTGTGTTCACGTTTTAATAGTCGCTCAGTTTCCAAGCTGCGCTCTGTCTCAAGTGGGGTTTGATGCCCCAATTCACGATGGTGCTGGAGCAATTTAAGCTCGTTACCAATAGCGATCTGCCTGTTCTTTTCGCTTACCCTTCGACTGCCAGCCAGAATTGAACTGAACACTGCGTTTTCGAGAACTTTTGTTTTGACGCTTTCACTGCCTGAGATCATTTTGTATTCCTTTACCAGTTGGTGTTATCAATATCGAGTACGTTTGCCGTAATAGATTTTCTTCTAGCTTGTGATTCAGTAATATTACCTTTGGGTTGATTAGCGTTTTCTTTCCTCACCCATGATCTAGCTACCGCCTTCCAATCCTTCATTGGAGTTTTCCCGCGCTTCCAATTCTTGTCCTCGTAGTAATCAATAAATTCATCAGAAAGGTATTTATAAACATATAAAGTTTCTTGATTGCCGTACTCAGCCATGTATTCAGAAACATCGTTAAGATTAGGTTTTATAAAACTGGAGGCAGAACTCTTTATTGGTTTGTTAATATGGTTTGTTATTTGGTCTGTTCTTTGTACATGGTCTCTCAGTCCAAGATCGTAGTTGGTGTCTGAGTCCAAATTGGAGTTGGTGTCTTCGTCCAATTTGGTGTCTAAGACCAACTTGGCATCTGAGTCCAAATTGATAAGTCTTTCTGGCATACACATCGTGTATTGATTGCAGCCCGTAAAACCCTTCTTCTTCTTAGTCAGCCAACCTTTTTTAGCTAGGCTAGTCGTGATCTTAGAAATGCGAGTCTTGTCATTAATGTTAGAACGCTCTGAAAGCGCATCTAAGCTAGGAAAAACTAACTCAGTGACTTTGCCCCGATAGCTAAACAAAGCCAGCAGGACACGCCTCTCTGGATCAGACAGTAGCGAATCAGTTAAAGCCTCTAGTGGTGCAACAAGTAAATTCATACGCAGCTCGACATTTTAGAATTTTTATCTATTTATTAATTTTCTTGATCGGCATTAGGTCTTGGAAGACACTAAGCTCACTGAATCGTTTTTCACGTTTTTCAATCAAGGTGGCTCTTATGTATGTAGACACATCAACCCCCATTAGCGAGGCATCAGCCTTTGCAAACGCGTATAACTCATCGTCAAAAGATGAGGTCACTGAGTTGCTTAGTTTATCGGTCATGCCACCGCCTCTGACCCATCAGCTTGATCTTTTTGATAATGAGAAATGTCATACACAAGCTCACCAGACGTTAGTAAATGAAGTTCAGCCGCTCTTCCCTTGGGTATCACATCGCCCCAGTAGTGGACAGCAATCGGTGTAATTGACAAGAACTTGGCAACCTTAGTAGCAGTGCCAAAGTGTTCGATTACGTTAGTTTTTAACATATCTACCTCTTTTTTAAGATAACTGATTATTACACAAGCTAACATTTGAATCAAATAGATTTAAGCTTATTTAAGTAAAATTAACTTTACTTAATAAATGTTAAGAGATTAGACATGGATACAGTTGGAAAGCGCATTTACACTAGAAGAAAAGAATTAAAGCTGACTCAGACTGCTGTAGCAGCCATGATAGGCGTTAGCTCTGCTTCCCTGACGTACTGGGAGCGCGATGAGATCGAACCTAAGAATAAGAATATGGCAGCTTTGGCGAGAGCCTTAGACTGTGCGCCAGATTACCTACTATTTGGCGCAACATTTGGTGGTGACGTTTCGTTTGTTACTATTAACGCAAGAGTCCCCCTAATTGGGTGGGATAAATTATCAACATTTATAGAGGGTGAAGTTATGGATAAAGATGACAAGGCCGAGGATTGGATATACTGTCCTGTCCAGTGTGCTAAGTCGACATTCGCATTAAGAGTAA